AAGCGAGTATGCAAAGGTGTTCTTTTTATGTGGGTTGTTACCTTCAAGGCCACCTCCTTTTGGAAGGTCGTATCCCATACCAGCGTCATAACCCATTTCATAAGCGCCTTTGAAATCTTTGTGGTCGCGAGCATGTTTATCAAACATCGCAAACTGCTTAAGGTCAAGCGGTTTCATGCTCTGCTGAAAATCCTTCTCAGTTGCACGCATCATCTTGGCTTTATCAAGAAATGCTTTTATATCCTTTTCATCGGTAGGGACTTCGATCTTAGCTTCGGTGAGTGATTCCAATAGCTCTGGAAAAAGATCTTTAATATCTCGATCGTCCATTCCGTAATCATCTGATTTCAAGAATGCAATGATATCTTTCTTTTCACCAGTTATATCAGCCGTGGACTTACCAGTTGGTTTAATTTTAATCTTAAACTTGCGCTGAGAAACGTTTGTAAAATAACGATCACCCATATAATCAGCATCAACGGTTGTTTTACCTTTACCTGCACGAAGCGCTTCGGTTAGAGCTACATTATCTACAGAAATAGTAACTTCTGCGGATTCAGTAATCGTTTCTTCTGTATTATAGATTTTCTCAGCAACTTCAATGGTTTTAACATCGACCGCAGCGCGAACCTTATCCTGCATAATGGAAGCAAACTGCTTTCCCATCTCTTCTTTATCGCCAAGGGTAACGGCGCTGATTAGTTTTTGAATGTTATTCATACCTTTATTTATATGTTTTAGTGTTTTAAACTTTGGTTAATTTTTAAAATCCGTCGTCTTCTGGCGGAGGTTCTTCTTCATTCTCTGCCTGAATCCTTTCATAATCTTCGTCAGAAAGGTTAAGAATATTACTTCTTACCCACTTATTTGAATAATACTTACCAATATACGGTTCGACCTCGCTAAGAATGGTAACACGTTCTCTAAGAATCTCAAAGTCCTTGAGCTCGGAAAAGAAGTTATCCTCAATATAATCCACGGAAATTGATTCGCGAATCTCAGGCCATTCGGCCTCTGTACAAATGTTTTTAAGCAAGCATTGAACCTTAAGCATCTCAATAAACAGCACAGAGAACTTCTTTCTTAAACGGTTAATAAACTTTTGGAATTTAACCTCTTCTCGGCTAATCTCACTTGCTCGGCCAATGGCAAATTGGCTACCTTCAACATCAAGTCGGCCAACAGGAACGTTTAGCGAGCGATAAAGTTTCTTTTGAAAGAAAAGAACGTCGTCAATCTGACTAAGGTTCTCACCACCAGGAAGGGTAGTAATTTCTGTTCCACGGCCGCCTTCTCGTCGTGGAAGCCAAAAGTCTTCCAACATGCTCATGGCTTTGCGGTCATCTTTAACCTCTCCGCTTGTTGCATCGTAAACAAGTTTGTTTCGATACTTACCCATGATACCTTGAACGTATTGCTCAGCCTTACCCTTTGGAAGGTTACCAATATCAATATAAAAGATTCGTCGCTCTGGAGCTCGAGAGATACGGTAAATAACCAACGCATCTTCCATGATACGAAGTTGGTTAACAAGTTTAACACTTTTGTGAAGGTATGAAACCGCAAATTTTCCGCTGTCGTCAAGGTTCCCGCTCGGAACATAAACAATACTTGTCGGATCAATTTTAACGGCGTTTGTACTTGATCCTAGGCTGTCGCTGTAAAGGAAATATTCCTTAGCCACGTAATGGCTCTTAACGCCACTGTCAGGATCTGTTTTAGTTTTAATTTCTTTGATCTTTTTAATCTTCAGAGGATCAATCATCCTTACTTCTTGAATACCCTTTTTAACGTTATCAGGATCAATAAGAAGGTGGTAATAAAGTTTACCATCAATGTACCACCGGCGAAAAATATCTTGGCCGTTGAAGTTAAAAGAAAGTAGTTTGCAGACGTTATCAAATTCTTTTCGGATCGACTCTTTAACATTGTCTGGAATGTCAAGTTCTTCAGTTGAAAGATTGACCGGAACACTAGCGCTGTCTGCAACAATAGCTCCGTTAATAATGTCAGAAATAGCGGTGTCACACTCGGGCTGTGCAGCCGCTGCTCGATATTTAATAATTGCGTCACGTTCGTTACCAACACTTACTTCATCAAGATCAAGTATTTGACCGTAATAACCACTTGTGCTGTTTCCGGAAATGACCTGACTTCCGTCAGTTTCCACGGGAGGCGCGAAGGACGGTAAAGTCTTTTCTTCTTTTTCGTTAGCCTCGTCTTTAATCTTTCGTGAAATGTCAAGTCCAAATATCTTCATACAATTCTATATATAACAGAAATTATTTCGGGGGAATGGACCCCCGAAATAATCTTTAATTGAGTTACACTGAACAACGTTTACGAAGTAATACCTTCGGCAGTCCAGTACTGATACTGAAGCTCAACCGTGAATTCTTCAACCGTGTCGTTTGTCTCGTAATTTAATTCAATCGCACTAACGTTTGTTGGAAACGCGTCGATAAAGGTATAACTTTTAATACCTCCTTCGTTTCCATCGCGGTCAAGTTGAACCACTTCCATATTACGGTAGTAATTAAGGTGCTGACCAACAACTGCGTCATCGCTAACGTTTGCTTCATGGTTATTAATACGATTCATCCATTTTTCGAATGCATCGCGAAGATTAAAGTTAACGTCATTGATAACGGTAACAGTCCATGGTTCAAACGTGCGGTCGCCCGCAACCTTGAGCTTTTGTCCGCGGAAAGGAACTTCAAGTGGAGCAACAACACTTGCAGGAATCGAGCCGCCTTTAATAAGAAAGCGGGCTTCATTTCTGAGAAGTTGGTTGTTGTCAGGGAAGTCGATTCTGCATTCAAACAGGTTGGGTCTTGCACCACCACTAAAGTTTGATTTGAATTTTGATATGCCTGTATTTGTAGTAGCCATAAGTTTTACCTAACTATATGTTATTATTTATATTCCTAGACCTTATCGGCCGACCAATTCTTCAAACGCTGTGCCAGTTCTGGTAGCGATGAAGTTAAGGGTTACAAAGTTGATCGAGCGCGCTGGCTTGATATAAATATCGGCCACGAAACGATTTCCATCAATTACTTCTGCGGTGTTGTTACTTTCGTCACAAACAACTCGGAAGTCCGTAATACCTCTTCGGCCTTGAACATCCCGAAGGAATGGTTCAACAGCGTTGCGGAAAGTAGAGCGAGTAAACGTATCGTTAAGCTCAAACAGTTGGAACTTACTTGCAGTAGCAATTGCCTTCTCGATAGTAATAAAGAGACGGCGAACGTTAATGCGATCAAACGCACTTGGCTTGGTTAAAGCGGTCTTATCACCAAAAAGAACCGTTCCTTGGCCCGGAAGGGTAAGAACAGGGTTAATACGCTTTTGGTAAAGTTCGTCGCGATCGGCTTGCTTGGGGTTATACGCAAGTCGCGTAATACCTCGCAGCTGTCCACGATTAAGACCAGCAGGAGAGAACCAAGGATCGGCAAGATCATCAGTAGCTGCACAAAGTCCGGCCATGTGGCCATGGAGCTGGATAAACGCGAAGGAATCCCGATACTTGTTGTAAACATAAGCAGGAGTACTGTCAAACACAATGTAGCTGCTGGAGCCAATTGCGTCGAAATGTGTGGTAATAGTACTCTTCTTGGTAGCATCAGATGTTTGATCCTTAACTGCAAGAGGTGCAGAGATAAAGCCAACACAATCACGTCGTGTATCAACAATAGTTTTCAGTCGCGAGTGAACAACGTCATCACCGTCTTCGAAAGCGAAGAGAAGGTTAACGTCAACAGTTTCGGAATCTTCAAACAGATCCAAAGCGGTGCTAACAGTTGAGGAAGTGAATGAGGTTGCATCCTGACCTCCACCAAGGCTGAGGTATGTTGCTTCAGGACTGTCGTCTCCGAGCCAAGAGATGGCACCGAGGTCGGTTGAGGAAGCGGTGATCTCAGGATCAGTAGTCGTATTCTTTACACCAAAGATAAGCGAGGAATTTGTATTAACAAAATCTGCCCAGTAGTTCGATTCGCCAAATTGGTTTTTAGCATTACGACCAATTGAAAGTCCCTCGTGAACTTCAAGTACCTCTCCTTTAAGGCCAGTGAATTCGCCGTCTTCGTCAACGATAACGATTGAAACCTCGTCGTTAACTGATGAAGAACCAGTAAGATTCTCTGCCCATTCTGTAGTTGCCGGTGTGAATTGAAGAACACCTTTAACAGATGAAGGTTGATCACTGTAGTTAGATGCGTTAACAACATGAACCTTGAGTGAGTTACCAAGCTCTCCTGCATAGCGGGCGACAATGTGTACACCGGCGGTGTTAAGAGCGGATTGATTACTTTCAAGCTCGGGGAGAGTGCTGATTGTGTATTCCCCCGTGGGTGAATCGTCAGCATACCCTGAGTAAGAGTTAAGCGATCCTGTTGCATTCGCACGAGAAACTTTAAGGTTATTGCTGTACTTCAAAAATGAAGCAGCTTCCAAAAAGCTTCTTTCGAGTGTGGCGTTTTCTGTTGAGGGTGCTCCGAATATTCTCGCGAGGTCCTTCTCCGAACCGACGGTAACCAATTCTCCAATTGGTCCCCATCTGAAATAACCAGCATATCCACCAATAGAGGTAGACTGTGCCGGAATGATGTCTGTAAGATCAGTTTCTTTGACCTCGACACCTGGTGATACTAAAAATCCCATGTATTATCCTTTCAGTGTAATTTAATTAATAAGTTTAAACATAATAAGGTTATATCCAATACAATCTATTTATTATTTTTGCGTTTTCAAAGTGACTTCCAGCGCTCCATGTCTTGAACCATCTCTTCATATTTTTCAAATGATGCCGGTTGTTCGCCGCCGGTGTCCATAAAACCAAACGGGGGAAGGTCTTCTTCCATCTCCATCAGCTTTTCCTGATAAAGAAGATCTTTAAGCTGCATGTTACTCATGCTTTCAAATATATCGGTACTAACAAACCAAGCAAAAAGAACAAAGTTCATTACAGAATCGTCATGGGTACCGTTCTTACCAGCATAGCTATCACCTTTGGGCTCGAACGAGCTCAGCTCTGAAATGGTTTCAGGATCTACTATATGAAGTTTTGAATCTTCGATCAGATCCTTTAAGTTAGAGCAACCAATACGTTTAACCTTACGAGACATTGTAACGCCAATGCCGTTGCTCTTAACGGTGCTTGTGGTAAAGGTGTTTTCGTACTCGTGATCGTAGTAAACCGCATTACATACCAC